CACAGGCTCTCTTGCGCTCTACTCAAATCTAGTATATAAAAAACACACTATACAATTAATCAGAACGTAGACGAGTATAGTCGACGGCCTAGAGACTGCGTTCGACAAAACTAGGAGGATAATACTATGGCAAAAACATTGTTTAGAGGACCAGTTCTGCAAGGTAAGTTTAACGAGTCAGGCGTTACTGGATTCAATCTAGAAAACAAATCAGCTAACTACACGGTGCAGAATGCAGATTCTGGTAAAACTTTTACATCATCTACTGATGGTGTTGTGTTTACTTTACCTGCAATTTCTATCGGAAGAATATTTACATTTGTAAATACAGCTCCTGATGGAACTAACGCATTAACAATTAGCCCAAATGCTAACGATGGTATTTTGTACGCTGGATCTTTAACAGATAATAAAGATATCATTAATACAAAAAGTACATCAAAAGTTGGTGACTTTGTAGTATGTGCATCTTTAAACTCATCAACACACTGGACGATTGTTGATGTACAAGGTGTATTTGCTAAAGAAGCGTAATAAATAATTTAGTGTGGGGCTTCGGCCCCATACGAATTTAAGGAGAATATTATGGCAGGTGGAGGATCATTTATAAGTGATCAAAAGTTTACTAACAGAACAAGTGATGGAGCATTTAAAACTATTACTGGTGGCGGAACTGATTTAGGACCATGCAGAGTAACTTATATTATGGCTCATGGTGCAAATAACGCTATCGTTAAATTACATGATGGAACTTCAAACTCTGGATCTTTAGAGTTTCAAGCTAAGTTTGGTACCGAAGGTTTAGATGTATTTGTTCCTGGTTCTGGTATAAGATTTAAAACAGGAGTCTTTTTAGATTTAACTAATACAGACTCTGTAACTATAGGATATACTGGATAATGAAAAGTGATGTAAAAGCAGTTAGAAGAACGTCAGCAGGAACTATTTTTGGAGGCAGAACTAGATTAAGAGGAATTATTTTAGCTTCAACTGGTTCAGCTGGAACGGTTATATTAAGAGATGGAAATGCAGTAGATCAATTTCAAGTTGATGTACCAGCAGGAGATGTTTTTTCTTATAATCTAGCTGAAGATGGAATATTGTTTGAAGGCGGAATGTCAGTTCAAACACTTACTAATGCTACTGTGACTGTTGTTATAGATAAGTAGGAGGCTAAATGGCAAACACAACCTCTGGAACACACAAGTTTGAAAAACATTTTTCTATTGATGAAATTATAGAAGAGTCATTTGAAAGAATGGGTATTCAGAACGTTACTGGATATCAATTAAAAACTTCTAGAAGATCTCTTAACATAATGTTTCAAGAATGGGAAAACCGTGGGATTCATTATTGGAAAGTTGCAAACAATAATATTACATTAGTAAACGGACAAGCTGTCTATACTATGTTTAGATCTACAGCTGATGGCACATCTGATGCAACAGCTGTTTATGGTGTTGACGATGTATTAGAAGCTAGTTTCAGAGATAACAATGTCGATACACCCTTAACTAAAATAGCAAGATCTGCATACCAAGCTTTATCTAATAAAACATCTACAGGACAGCCCTCACAATATTTTGTACAAAGATTTATAGATAGAATTACAATAACTTTATATCAAACACCTGGTGCATCACAGGCAGGAAAATTTTTAAATTATTATTACGTAACAAGAATTGAAGATGCAGGAGCATATACTAATGCAACAGATGTTCCATATAGATTTGTACCTTGTATGGTAGCTGGTTTAACTTTTTATTTATCACAAAAGTATGCTCCACAAAGAACACAAGAATTTAAATTATATTATGAAGATGAATTACAAAGAGCATTGTCTGAAGATGGTTCATCATCAAGCACGTACATAACACCTAAGTCTTATTTTACGGAGATTAACTAATGGCTGTTGGGAAGTATGCAAAATTTATATCTGATCGATCTGGTTTAGAATTTCCATATAAAGAAATGAGAATAGAATGGAACGGAGCAAGAGTCCACATTTCTGAGTATGAAAAGAAACATCCACAACTAGAACCAAAAAGATTTACAGCTGAGCCACAAGGTTTACGTAATGCAAGACCTGCAAGAGTTGAACCTGCTGTTGCAAGATTATTAGGACCTAATCCTTTTTTAATCACAAGTGGATCTACAACAATAACTGTCACAGAAATAAATCATGGGCGATCTACAAACGACACGGTAAGATTTAGAAACGTAGAAGGTTCACCAGGTGGACTAGCTTCAACAGCTTATACAGCTGGCTCTGGTTTTTCAATTACAGTCACAACAACAGATAAGTATACATTTACATTAGGATCAACTCCAACTATAACAGAACAATCAGGAGGCAATACGGTTACAGCAGGACCAGTAACATTAAACGCATAATGGCATATACTTTAACAAACATAACAGACGATATTAGAAACTACACAGAAGTTGATAGTGGTGTTTTAACAACTACAGTCGTTAATAGATTTATACAAAATGCAGAAAATAGAATTTATAGAGAAATAGACTCAGACGATAATAGACATTATGCTACATCTAACTTAGCTGTTGGAAATAGATATGTAACAATACCATCTGATCTTAGAAATATTAGATACGTCCAATTAAAAGATACAAATGTAACACCAAATACACAAACATTTTTAGAGAAAAAAGACACTAGTTATATGGCAGCTTTTTACGATACTCCAAGCACAGCTTCTGGAATACCAAAGTATTATGCCAACTGGGATGCAAATTTTTGGGTGGTTGCACCCACTCCAAATGCTACTTATGAAATAACACTAGCATATATGAAACAACCGGTCAGTTTAACAGACGCTACTAAAAGTGGGACTGGGACTTATCTATCTAATAAATATCAAGATTTACTTTTATACGCTGCATTAGTAGAGGCATATGCATACTTGAAAGGTCCAGCAGATATGTTACAATACTACGAAGCAGCATATAAGAGAGCGGCAGCATCGTACTCTATCGAACAAGAAGGTAGAAGACGCAGAGACGAATACCAAGATGGTGTTATTCGTAATAGTATTAAATCACCATCACCATAATAAGGAGAATAAAATATGGCAAATATAGTACCAAATTCGTTTAAATCTGGTTTGTTAAAAGGAACATTTAATTTTGACACTTCTGGAAACGGAGGAAATACTTTTAAGTGTGCTTTGTATACTAGCATAAGTAACTACAGCGTAGCCTCAACTGTATTCCTATCAGGAACAGGACAAGGTGAAGTCAATCCAAGTGGAACATCTTATCCAGCTGGAGGTAAAGATTTAACAAACAATGGAATTGCAGGAACAACAACTGCATTCGTTGATTTTGCAGATCTAACTTTTCCATCTGTTACATTGACTGCTGCAGGAGCTGCAATATACAAATCAACTGGAGGCGGAAACGAGCTTGTACTAGTTTTAGATTTTGGTGGCAATAAAACAGCAACAAACGGAGACTTTGTTATTCAGTTTCCTACTGCTGATGCTTCAAACGCTATTATTAGATTAGGCGACGCATAATAGAGGATTAAATAGATGGCTTTTGTACTTAACGACAGAGTTAAACAGACTAGTACGTCCACTGGCACAGGAACTATAAATCTTTCAGCTTCCGCTGAAACAGGTTTTGAAACTTTTGTTGCCGGTATTGGTGATACTAATAGTACGTTCTACTGTATTTCACATGATGGAACTTCTGAGTTTGAGGTCGGTATTGGAACAGTAACTGATGCAGCTACTGATACACTTTCAAGAACTACCGTTATCTCCTCTTCAAACTCTGATAATAAAGTGGATTTTACAGCAGGAACTAAAACTGTATTTTGTACTTATCCTGCAAAACGTGCTCCGTCTGCAAGTATGACAGCTACAACTTATATTAATACACATGCTTCAAGTATTTCTGATTCACAAACAATAGATTCAGGAGTTTTAGCAGGTCCTGTATCTGTAACAGGAACAGTAACTGTAACAGGTAATTTGGTAGTTATATAATGAGTAAAATAGAAGTAGATCAAATCATACCACAATCAGGAACTAATTTACAAATTGGTGAAGCAGGAGATAGTTTAACATTTCAAAATAGTGTTATACCAAACTCTGCTTTAGCAAATGGTCAAATTACAATTAATGGTGTATCTGTTTCTTTAGGTGGATCAGCTACGATACCAACTGAAACACAACCTGTTATATCTAGTTTTACACCAACAGTTATTGATGCAGATGTTGGAGGAACTATAACTATCACAGGACAAAATTTTGCATCGATACCAAAAGTAGAATTACAAAGAGCCAATGGTGCTTTTCAATCTGCAACATCTGTTACATTTACAAGCGCAACTACAATAAGTTTTACAACTGGCACAGCTGGTTTAACAAATGGACAAAACGTTAGAATTTTAGTTACAAACCCAGATGGTAATGCAGCTAGAAGTTCATCAGATTTAGTTGTATCAGATGGCCCTGTATTCGTAACAACAAGTTTAGCAAACGGAGAAGCAAACGTATCTTATTCAGCAAATGTAGATGTTACTGCTGATAGTGCTGTAACAATAGCTGTAAATACTGGATCCTCTTTGCCATCAGGTATAAGTTTAGGATCTACATCAAATGTAAGTGGAACAACATATAGAGCAGTTTTATCAGGAACTTTACCTGCTGCTGGTAGTGAAACCACATACAATTTTACATTAAAAGCAACTGATGCTCAGTCACAAGTTACAACACAAGCGTTGTCAATTACAGCAGAAGTTGGTATTAACAATGCTGGAGGATTCTGTTAATGGCTAATGGAAGTGCATATTTAGGAAGAACTATATCAAGTGGATCTACTACCACTAAAGCAACTTTTAGCTGTTGGTTAAGAAGATGTGATGTAACTTCTAACATTTATCATGGTGTTTTTGGTATGAAACCAGCTTCTTCAAGTAATGAACATTTAGTGCAAATTCTTTTACAAAAAAATGACAATGGTGCAGGACTACAAGTTGCTGCTTTTGATTCATCAGGAAGTACATCATGTAATAAAAGAACTGAGCGTGCTTTAAGAGATGTAACTGCTTGGTATCATATAGTCGTAACTATGGATACAACATTAGCAACAGCAGAAGATAGGTGTAAAATATATATTAATGGAGAAAGAGAAACAGATTTTGTTAGTGGCACAAATACAAACTTTGCTCAAAATGATACAATTGGTTATTTTAACAATCATTCAAATAATCAACAACTTGTAGGTGCTTTTGTTTTTACAGGCACTACAACAATAACAAATAAACTTAATGGTTCTTTAGCCCATGTTCATGCTTGCGATGGTTACGCGTATCAAGCGTCATCTTTTGGAGAAACTGATGCCACAACTGGAATTTGGAAACCAAAAACTTCACCAAC